AATAGAGGCACATTTCGGAGGATTTCTCTTTTGTTTGTCTCATTCACTTTCTGTTTCTCTAATTGTTTCTGTTGACCAGACTCATCTAAAGTCTCACGCAACTGAGTTATTAACCTTTCTTGCTCTGCTCGAGCTGCATCCATCAATGCCGGTCCATTTAATGTGACTTCGGAATTTGGAATTGGAATAGTCGCATACTTGCTTCGAATCTGGCCAAGCACTGACTGTGTGCAAGACAAAAAATACTCGAAAATCCATCGTCTGCCAACATCATTGATTTCAGAATAGACTATATTGTCATACGGCACATTTGCATAATCAGAGATTACACCTTCTTCAAAGGTGGTGCCCGACGCAAACCTATCTTCACGCACTGTATAGTGGAAGTGCAACAGAAAATTATCCTTTGGAATTGGAAAGAGTCGAACTTTGTTATTGATTAGTTCAAATGAGAACGCACTTCTACGAATAGTATCATTGAAATTAATTGCCTGTATTCGTAAGACATCTTCAAAGGCTGGTAACAGAATGAAATTGATTGCTGGTGACAACGCATCAAATCCAAACTCAGTCAAAAGAGAATTCATGCCTCCGCCGGATACACCAGGAACTTGGAATCCGGCTCCACCTGCTCCCAAACCACCATGAGCACCAAAGATTCTCTGAATGGCTGGAAGCACACCATGAAAGATTCTTCGAATCTCTAGTCTATTACCACTCTCCGACACAGCACCATATAATTCTTGCAAATCATAAAGTTGCTGGTCAGCCTCAATATTAATTGAACCAGTTTTCCAATCCACATTACCACCGGCACCAACTTCTGTGCCATAATCCTCGTTAACGACTGTGATACGAGGTAATGGAGTAGCAATAATGTTCTTTCCGCTTAGGTTCGTATTTTTGGGACGACCTTGCAGATTGTACATGTTCTCACGAATGTTAAACTGGTTAACCTGATGAGCGTATTCAGTGATCGCCTCTTCGAAGCATGCGTAGAAATGCTTGTCAACCAACTCAACATCTAGAGTAGGCCATCCAAGCTTTCGAGCTGCCCAATCAGCAGCTTTTGGCGCATCTGTGACGAATTGTTGGTCGCCATCATAAAATGCAAACGGAGTAAGCCCCACTGGACTCTCACCCTGGCCAGGCCAAACTACTGGTTCTGCCATTTATTTCACCTTCGGTTCAAACAAAGTTATGATATATTACCACCAAATCCACCCTCGGTGACAACCCAATCGTGAACGACAGCGATTTCCTCAGGTGTCAATTCTTTAGGCCACCAGCCCAGATACGCCATTGAGCCAGTAAACTCATGGAACGCCGCACCAAATAACTCGGGGTCATTTCCGACTATGTTAATACTATCGCCAACCGGGATAATCCTAATATCAAAGCTCTTGCTAATGGTTGAAACCAGAACACCATTTTTATATGCCTTTTGCTTTGCTAGTCCATCCGGTCCAACCGTATAAGCAATGCTCTGCCATACACCTGCCGATGCAGAAACTTGCGTTCCGGAAACAGCAGCAACGCTGCCGGTGAATGTGGCACTGTTCACAATATATTCAAACACCCCGCTGCTATCAAGATAGATTCCTACCGTTCCCGACGAGCCCAAATCTTCGGTAGCGTAGTTTATAATAGATGTGGAATGTGATATATAGGGCTTAACAACTGCAAAGATGGTGTGTTCCCAATCCGAACCAGTATTAAATAACTCAATGAGAGGTGCTCCCCCTACTCCAGCGTTGCTCAGGACACCATCGGCACCATCGAATTCAATTCGGATAGGAGCAGTCGCCAAAGATGGACCAATAAGCTCAAGGTCTCGGTTGGCAATTATTTCACGCACATGATCTGCGACACCTGCCACAGGCGACCAAAAGGACCCCGCCCCGGAAACGATTACTCCTGCGTTCAAGATTCCATATTCCCAAACTTTAATTAATCCTGCGCTTCCACTACCACCACGACCAAAACTTGCTCCACTACCACCTGCGCCAAATGCGAGACCATCTCTTGCTGATGGATGATCTACAATTTTGCTATTAATTCCTGGACCGCCACCACCAAAAAATCCATTCGCTCCATCTCCTGATTGAGCTTGGCGGTGAGTACTAAAATCAATATACCGAAATCCCACAGTTCCGGATGCGCCAGAACTTCTTTGGTCTCCCACTCCATCATTAGCAAAGCCTCCAGCGCCTCCCTTTGGGGCTGCGGCGCCATGACCACCAACGCCTCCTTTAGCTAAACAAAATGAGGCAGAATCGAACCACGTATCTCCTCCTGCTGAACCGGTATTAAAATCTTCAGTTGTTGGTGCTCCCAAACCGCCAGGACCTCCGGCTCCTATACTAACAGTATACGGTGCCAAGTTTACTGATCCAGATGGAATTATTACAGAAGAAAATGCTCCTGCTCCACCTCCACCAGAAATTCCACGAGCTGATGCACCACCACCACCACCGCCGGCACCAAAACATTCAATATATAAAGCTTCAGCATTGCTAGGCGTATATGAAGAAGTTTCTTCTGTTAAGACTGTTACTTTACGTAATCCCATTTTAATTCTCCTAAAGTTTTATCTAATATTTTCGAAACCCCATCAGTAAATTTATCTATACATATAACGTTAACGATGATAATACTCCACTGAATTGTTATTACCACAAGGTTCGGCAACATTCATTCGAATTGTGGAGTTAGCTGCCATCCTGCTATTAATTGTCCACTCCCAACCAGACGAGCCAGAAAAGTTTTGTGTAGGTGTGTAATATCTTCTTCTTGATGCTATAAAATCAAAACTAAGTTGAGTGGTTTGTTCTGGATTTCTAAGTCTGACACACTCTGACCGTCCAGGAAATATAGTGGCGATTCTACCCAATTCATCATATACTCTAATATCGTCATACCCATCGTTGATAAGGAGTATACGTATATCTTCACGTGCGAGGTTATCACTTCTAAATCCTTGCCGAGCCGCACTACACCCTACAATCACTGCTAGCCCGACAACTATAAATATATTGAAAAGTTTCAACATGGCTAGCTTCCTATATAGTATGTCACTCCTATACATAGGGAATGCAGGCATGAAAAAGGCCGACTATTACTAGCCAGCCTCATTCATTAAGTCACCATCGTATTGGCTTATAGTCGAGTTAGACCCTCAACAATAATACGACCGTAAAACTCTGGTCGAACAATCTTCTTAGCGTAACGAGTCAAGACTCCTCTACGTGGAGTAAAGTTGTCAGGATCGTATACAAGAGGTGTCATTACTAGAGGGACGTAAGGTGCGTACACCGCGCCGGTCTCTAGGAAGTTAGATCCCTTGTATCCAAGAAGGATAACGTTCGTTAACATATACGGATTCTTGTATATCGTGTAACGGTTCTGGAAGGAACCGACCTGGGTTACTCCAGCTGCATACTTCATTCGGTCACCGTCAGTCTCTACCGTGAAACCAGGAATGGTTTCAAGGATTGTCGAAACGTCAGGCGAACAAACGATGAAGTTTGCGCCACCACGAAGGGTGAGCTGGTGAATCTTGTTGCTTACCTTTTGGATCTTCTGACCCAAAGTCTCAAACCAAGTTTGATTGGTCCAAGCCTGTGCTGCAAGGTTAGCATCGTTCTGGAAGTTGCCTGTTACGCTGTTATATATTCTAGCGATTGTTGTAGACCAAAAATCTTGAACCTGTGCATTGATGATAAGCATGTCCAGAATTTCAAGGTCGATTTCAAGTGAGATATACTCACTCAACATCGCCGTTAGTTCTGCCTCAGCGTCAATGCTGTGATAAGCGTTAAGATCCTGTGCCAATTCAGGCGTCCAAACAGCCTTCAACTTACGAGTCTTTGCTACGATTGGAATGCTCTTGAGCTCCAAGTCGATCTCTGGAATACCAAGAGATGCCTGTGCTGTTGCAGTTGAGTCAACAAGCTCCGCTCGAGAATCCTCGAAGTCGCCACGGGTTGAATCCGATGGCTGTGCGTGATATAGAACACTGGTGATGATAGCTTCATCATTTGAACCAGTGTCACTTCCAACGAATACAATAGTTCCACCTGCCTGCGTTCCACTTAGGAACGTATATTCAGGTAGCCAACCGTCAAGCTCGACGGATGCTGACATAGGAACGAATGCCCTAATGCCCTCAAAGTCCGGACGAGTGAAGTCGCCTACTGCTACCTCGTAGAATCTCAAGTTATCGAGAGTTGCTATGACGGTTTCGTTGAAGTTAACTGAGGCTGAAGTAACTGATGCAGATGATGCGAAATCATTCTGCGTTGCGGTCTGATCGTTGATGGAATAGCCCCATGCTCCATCGCCATACAATCCGCCAACTGGTACTACTGAAGCAGATGGGAATAGTGCTCCCTTGTCCCCCGTCTTTGTCGTTCCGAATACTGAGTCGCCGGAAGTTCTTGGCAACTTGGTAGTTCCGTACTTGAAGTCCATGAAGAAGATAAGACCAGAAGGAAGATTCATAGGCTGAATGCTTACGAACTCCTTTGCGGCAATCTCACCAAAGACCTTTCGAACGAGAGGAAGTGCAACACCTGCCCACTGCTCACCCGAACCTGCTGTGCCGACTGCAATACCGGCAGAGGTTGGGTTTGTGGTTGTGCTTTCGTCAATTAGCTGGCGGGCTTGGTTCTCAAGGAGAACAGCCATGCCGTGACGCTCATTGTCACCATCAAGTCCTTCTAGAAGGCCGGTTGGGCCCCACTTGCTGGCGAGTGCACGAGTCTGTTGAAGCAGAACTCGATTCGGCGTCTGCGCATCAGCCATTAATTGACTAAGATTAATTTCACCACTCATAGTGATTTTCCTCTAAGTTTAATGGTTAGCTTTTAATTCCTGCGAGCTTCTTAAATCGTGCGGCCAAAGCTGCACCTTGTGCAAGAACGGTTGGTGTATCGCCTATACCTATAACAGGCGCCTTCCGTCTTGACCTTGTGCTGCCGACGGCTCTTGAAGCTAGACCCTCGGTAATCGTTCTCTTACGAGAAACTGGCTTACCTCGGAATGCCTCCGCGAGTGTTGCAAATACCAACTTAGTCTCGCGAACGGTTGTTGCTCTGTCAAATCCCTCTACAACACGCATCTTCTGACGAACGTCCATATTATATGACTTGAACAATTTGTTCGTGAATAGCAACTTCGCGTTGAGTAGATTTACTTCGTTGAGCTTACTACGCAGGTATCGAATAGCGTCCCGGTATTCTTTCAGCTCACTTCTAAGAGAAGTAACTTCGAACTGTAATTCATCGTCGTTCTCCTCATCTTCGATCTCCTTTAGAATTTCTTCCAAGTCGATTTCGTCATCTTCGCCCTCTTGCTCAGTGATTGCGTCTGTCTGCTTATCGCCTTCTCCCTGAGTAAAGGATGAATCTGCTGTTACAGATGCGTCCTTCTCACCACCCTCGCCGGGGCCATGTCCATCAGAAACTTCTGCGTCATTTTGTTCTAGTACTGGCTCTTCCTCTTCTTCATCGGGATATTCCATTCCCATTTCACCACCCTGCTCGCCCATCTCGTCGCCGTACTCGTCGCCGTATTCGTCGTCACCAACCATGTCGGCTTCTAATTCGGCTATAATTGCTTCTAGGTCAAGATCACGATCACCTTCCTCGTCATCTTCACCACCCATTTCTGGTTCCATTTCACCACCTGTTTCTGGTCCCAATTCACCACCAAATTCTGGTCCCATTCCACCACCCAATTCTGGTCCCATTTCACCACCCATTTCTGGTGCCAATTCCTCTTCGTCGTCAGCGCCAAACGGATCCTCTTCATCATCATCTTCGAAGATTCCCTCTGAAACGGGCGTTCCTGCAGGTTGCTGCAAGCCTTCGTTATCAGTGTCGCCGGAAGTGGTTGCGGCGGAAGCAGCGGTTGCTGGTTCCTTGGGATTAGAAGTACCATACTGTTGAGTTGGCTCTGTTGCGATAGCCGCGCTATCTAGGCCAACGTCATTGTCAGCGGTGTCATCAAGTCCTTCTTTGGTAACATCTTGGTCACCCGTAAATGAGGACTTCTCCACTTTCTCTGTGTTCTTCGCGCCGCCTTCGCCAGGACCGTGACCGTCAGATACTTCTGCATCATTCAGTTCGTCGATCTCTTCCTCGTCACCATAATCGGTTTCGTTTCTAAGACGGGTAGACAACATTGAGGTTAGGTGCGGAGTGAATGCCTCTTCTAGAGCTGCCTTTGCATTAAGAAGTGCGGTCTCTCGGACTGCCTTTGCATCTGCAATTGCCTCTCTTAATAGTCTATTCCTTTTTGCCATGTCTTTTCTCTTAATAATAGAGCAATTACTAGAAATTGCTATCAGATTTAAATGAGATTCTGTTCACACCTTATAAAAGATGTATTCAAGAATGTTTCTTTAAGTAATCCGATGCTCGATGCAACCACTCTATATCATCACCAATCTTTCCTAATGCGGTGTTACAGTGAAAACACAACAACCCTCTAACTTTTTCAGTGGTGTGGCTGTGATCAACTGCAAGGCGCCGTTTGTCATCAGGAAGATTATTACAGAGTAAACAACGACCATTCTGTTCAGTAAGCATTTGGTCATATTGCTCTACTGTGATTCCAAACTTCTTGTTTAGTGTATATTTTCGGCGACGAACTAATTGTTGCCTACGAAAACTTGAGTCAGTTTTGTAGCGAGACTTCTGATACTCTCGAAAATATTTCTTTCTGTCCATAAACTGTGTTGGAACCATAAGTTACTGCAAATAAGTAGCACCCATAAGACGAAAACAATCAATTTTAATGAAAAAGTGTCGCTAAGCGATTGCTTAGCGACACTTTAACCACACTTATATTAATCTTGTACGCTATATTGGCCGGATATACTTAGAAAGGAGTGACCACCAGCGCTAGCTATCTGTGCATAAATCTGGCCTCCGTCACTCCAAAACGAAGGGCGCGCACCAGGATGTTGGCCCTTTAGATTTTTCAGAAACGAAGCCCAATCCTCAGAACTCACACGGCGCTTCGCATCAGATTTAGTGATTCGGCGGCGTACGCCAGCTTCTAAAATTAGATCTGGTAAAAGTGAACGTAATATGATCACTTTAATTTCTGACTATTACTTTAGACCGATTAATGTTGATTGTTGCACCTTGTGCAAGTCTAACTCGCACGCTTGCAGCTGCCGTCCACAATACCTCACCAGGTCCATGCGGCGTCTCAACTTTATCGCCTCTCTTCGGCTTCGACTCGTTCAGTTTGATTCCACTCTCCTTCAGGACGCGTCGAACCTCTTCTCGAACGATTTGTTTTACTTCTCGCTCTCGCATTTGCTTCTCTCCTTCTACGTTTCATCGCCTCTTGTTGTTTCAGCTTGCGCTTGATAGATGGCTTAACGTAATATTCGTGTTTTCTCAGATCTTCGAGTATACCTGCTCGCTTAACTCGTTTCTTAAACTCCACCAGCGCTTGACCAAACGCTGCTTCACCGTCTCCTCTCACATTAACCTGCATAAAAACCCTCTTTCTATAAATAATTATCTTTCAATTCCTAATTCCGAACACTTTTCAATTAGTCCTTGCCGCTGAAGATTCTCTTTTGGATTCTCGATACATTCACCCCTGACTACTGCCTCAAGCAAAATTTGCTGAGCTTCCATATGCCGATCGATGTCCGTTAGAGTATCATCTATAATGACATGCTCAACTACATGCTCCTCTTGGTATTCTGCCATTACAGCACCAGGCCCTGTAACTGAAAATCCAAAGGCCGTTGCAACAATCACCACTCCTACCGAACCGCCTGCAATTGCGGCAGGCCATTTAAAAAATGCTAACACTGCGGCTCCATCTAGCGCCATTATCCCATCTCCTCTTCACCTGCCACGCCCTCTTCTAAAGTCGGTATAGGTTTTGAATGTCCATTGCGAATGCGATCTGCTTCCGCACGTTCTTTTGGTGACCACGAAGTCTTACGCTTATTGTGGTGCTGCCAAACGTCCAGGCCGGCCATTCCGGCCAAAAAAATCAACCATTCCCACACTGGAACCCATGTAGATGTCCAGTAATGGATGGCGGTTCCTAACACAATACCCAATGTCATTAGGATACGAATATTTGTAGTTGGTGCGGTTGCTATAAGGGAATATACTTTATCTACTATACCATTAACACCGTTACGTACACCTTTAACAATATCCATTACTTATGCTTCTGACGAATCTTCTTACGATTCTTTGCTGCTTGACGTTTCTTTGAGCCCCACTTGCGTCGGCCCTTATGCTTCTTTGGGTACCCTTCATTTTTACTTATTCTTTTCAAGTTACGAATCTCTTTTGCTCTAACTCTTTCTGCGGCCGGGGTGAGTTGAGTTTTGTCACTAGAGAATCGTTGTGCCCATTTATCTGCGACTCCTTTTCTATCACTACCATGGGATTGAGGTCCACTTCCGGGACCACCCTCTGCTCTCACCTGCATCATTTCAGAAATTCTACTAAATACTTGTCTAGCTTCATCTACATTTTTGACGTTAAGTCTGCGAAGTATTTCTAATGCTTGGTCATGCGTAAAACCCTGCTGCCCACGCGAAATGGAATGTGGAGTCCGAAGAGCCTTACGTGCTCTAAACTCAGTTTCTTCACCCTTCTCTTCCAAACCTTTATCTGGAAGAATGCGATCCATAACAGAATCAACAATAGTCTCAACCGTTTCGTCCTCTTCTTCATCATCGTCACCATTAAAATCAAAACCACCATAACCGCCGTCATCTAACATTCCGCCTTGTTCATCCTCTTCTTCATCATCACCCGGCAGCGCTCCGCCCATTCCCTGTGCCTGCCCACCCCCAATGTCGCCAGTCGGCATTGCATCTTGTAGTGGCGACATCTCAAAATATCGACTCAACACATTACCCATATCATCATAGAGAGCGGTAGACCGTTGCTGCATCATGTCCATTTCTTGAGCCAGTTTGACGAATGAACCTGCGTGCTTCTTCAACTCACTCATATTTCTCTTAACTGTATGTCCGTCAAACCAGTCACCTGCTTCTTGCATGACCGTTGCTTCTGCCATCTCAGCGATGCCAGCAATCCGCTTTGCGACTTCCATAAAGGTGCCAGTTCTCTTGAGAGCTTCACCCAAACGGGAAAAGTCTGCGATGACTGCAACAGGATTCAATGCGGTCTGAGCTTGTTGTGAATCTCCACCCCTACTGAAATCTTCAATATCATTAGACTTGACGGCATCAGTAGCACTCTGGACTTTTCGGGAGTATCTATTCGCCCCCTTTCCATCCATCGGATTTTGTGGTGGTCTACGTTCGTTGTAATTTGGTCCAGGCATTTATTGTCTCCGTTATTTAGTTGCCCATCTTGCTGCACTTTGTCTACTTATAAAGTGACTCACTTTTCCTTGTCCATTCTTTGCTGCCCATGGGCGGTCTCCCCACTTACTATCCTTCCACACATCACGCTTTTGTCGTTTTGCATCACCACCCTTATGCTGTTCGCCGCGCGGTAATCTACCACTAGGGCCACTTCCAGGCCCACCCTCTACCACGCCCTCTGTTGCGGTACTAACTCTGTCCTCAAAACCATCCCTACTTTCACCCTTACGCATTTTAATACCATGCTTAGCGGCAAGCTTGTCTAGTTTCGATGCGCGTTCCCCTTCAGCTGCTGGGTCATAAGCTTCTTTTCGTACCAATCGTCTTTCCACTAAAACTTCTCGTACCATTTTTCGAACATATTCACGAACTTTTTGGATTCCTTCATTGCGACCTTTAGATTTTCTATCTTCCGGGTAATCATCATATGCATCTCTATAACGAGCAACTCCACCAACACGTTGAGAGGGCGGAACATCATGTTTGGATGTTCTTACCCAATTCTTATCAGCGGCTTTTCCTTTTGGAACATTGGCCTCAGTCTTGCCCTTTGCAAAGTTTCCTGATACATAGGAGGCTGGTCCACCCTTATGTGTATAGCCTGCAAATTTAATTGCTGCTGTGTGTATAGTTTGCAAATCGTACTGCCATTCCTCTATCTGGAAAATAGTCTACTTGTCCACTTTTTGCTCTTGCGCCCCATCCCGGATTCTTTAAGCGATTGTTAGGAGGCGATTGCCAATAACTTCCTTTTGAGTGGATTCTCCATTCCCAACTTGAAGCGTCATATCCTTTTGGTGGTCTGCCTTTCTTTCTCTGAATACTTGTTTCGTCTTTATCCTCATTCATATGTCTGCCCTCATTGCGACTCTCTCCAAACGCCTTTCTGTCTACAGCCATATCCAAATCACTTCGCATTGCCTGAAGCCTTCCCAATCCTTGTGTATTATTTTGCTTATATGCCCTAGCCATTTGCTGGTCAACCATATCTTGCATCTTCCTTAATTGACCGAGAGATTTCTTAGCTAACTTATCAACTGCGCGTTTTTTAGAAGGTAGATTTTTTCTAGTAGGGCCACTTCCAGGACCACCCTCAGTTTTGCCTTTAGCAAAGTTTCCTCGCACATATGAACCCGGCTTAGTATTTGGATTTGCCCAATCTGCAAACTGCATTGCCTTTGATTTATCTGGAAAGTAATCCACTTCTCCAGTTTTTGCTCGTGCACCCCAACCCGGAACTTTAAGACCAGTTCCACTACTAGGGCGTGACTGCCAATAGCTTCCCTTTGAGTGAATTCGCCAATCCCAAGATGGTTGGTCATACCCGCGGGGAGCTTTACCTTTACCCCTCTGCCGCATGGTTTCGTCCTTTGCTTCGTGCATTCGTCCCATAGTTTTATACCCCGCATATTTTACTGCATCTTGTTTTGTATTAAAATATGATATTTTCCCTGTGCGTACATGTTTGGCTGCCCAAGGTTTATCTTCGCGCGTCTTATCCTTCCACACAGAGCCTTTCATTTCCTTTGCATCAGAAGTAGAATCTTCCGTTATTTTCTTTGGAAGTCCCTTATGTTTCGTTGAAGCAAAATCTTTTGCATCCTTCTTCTTTATTGATTTTGCTGTTTTGGCAACTTCAGGACTGGCTGCTTTACCACCCTTCTTTTGAGCGGAATGTACCATTCCCATAAATCGTTGCTGAGCTACTGATTTTGCCGGCATCTTATTTCCTCGTCACTTCGCTCATAAAATCATATACAAGACTGTTGACCCGGCACCAGGCGCCACACTTAGCTCCAGGCAAAACCGACTCGTTAATGAATGCTCCCTCTGTTGAAGGATTTGAGACGACATCGAAGCATATCAAAGAAAAATCCTCTTGAACCTCAACGGTCTCATCATCCAGTTCCTTAATTGAACCAAGACCACGACTAGAAATTCCCAACTTAATATTATTCTTCAACAGTTCCTTGAGAATGTTACCCGATGGGGTGCCTAAAACTTCTATGTTGCCCATCAAATTTTCACCATTGAACCAAAGCTCAGTAAGATTATGAGATACATTCTTAAGGTTGACAACTGGGCTTTCTGGATGATCCAGTTCGCCAAGCGCTCGTCGTTCTGTAATGAACTGCTTGTATCTCTCGGCCTCACGCATCAGAATTGGCATAGGATAAATTCGGCCATTCTGGTTCTTTTGGTTCGCCGTTTGGAGAACCACGTTCTTAAGAATAAGCGGGCCGCCTCTACCTAACGCCTCGGTAATCATTTGGCGGTCGTAGGTCAAATATGTGAAATCTGTTAGTATCTGTTCAGTCATAGTTAATCCTCTTATGGGCGACTCATTGATGCGAAGGTTCTTAGTGGTATTCCACTCGGAGATACACCAACGCCTGGATCTGCCGGTGCTCTTGCATCTATTACGATACTCTGAGTATTGATGACGTTGACTTCATCACCGAATACCAAGTCAACACTCTGCGTGATTCTAGAGTCTACTATAGAAACACTCTGAGTCGCTGAGCCTGCTGCTGCGGTTGTTACTGATCCAGTTATCTCTACAGGCTGTGCGTCAATTACGACAGATCTGGTTACTGCTGTTGGTTCTGCCACAACTTCTACTGATCCAGTAATATTAGCGGTTCCGACAATTTCAAACGATCCTGTTACATTCACAGGCTGTGCATCAATTGTGACTGATCCAGTGATGGTTCCATCAACCGTGACAGACCTAGTTACTGCCACTGGTTCTGCTACAACTTCAACCGATCCAGTGATGTTGGTGGTTCCAACAATCTCAGTAACCGAACCGATTGATCCAGTCATTGCCACAACTTCAACTGATCCAGTTACGCTGATAGGCTGAGCATCTACACGCACCGATGCTGTGTTTTCAATCACGACGGATGCTGTGTTTTCAATCACTACTGTTCCCGAAGTCAACGGTGCTGCATCAACCGTGACAGACCTAGTTACTGCTGTTGGTTCTGCTACAACCTCAAATGATCCAGTGAGTGCATTTACAATCTGAACTGAACCGGTCACATTGATAGGTTGCGTTGCTGCGTCAATTCCAACAGACCTAGTTACTGCCAATGGTTCTGCAACCACTTCAACCGATCCAGTGATGTTTCCGTCAATCGTAACTGACCTAGTTACTGCCAATGGTTCTGCAACCACTTCAACCGATCCTGTTACAGTAATAGGTTGCGTTGCTGCGTCAATTCCAACAGATCTGGTTACTGCTGTTGGTTCTGCGACAACTGCAACGGATCCTGTTACAACCGTTTCATCAGCCGCATTCACTCCAGGCGCAGTGCGTCCTACAAGTTGGTAACTTTCCACTGCTGTAGCAGGCGTTCCAGTTAATACTCTAAACCCATCCACTGCAGGAATACGGTCAAGAACAATTGCCTCATCAGGTCCTACCGCCATAGCAGATCCAGTTTCCGAGGTTGCATCTACCCAACCAGCTCTACCTGGAATCGTTAGATTCCTAAAGTACGGCGAGCCAACACCCAAATCCGGAGACCCCTGCAAAGTTGCTTCATCACCTTCAATTGAGTTCGATGCGTATAAAGTAATATCCTTCGCGGACTCTAACGAACTGCCAGAAACTACGCTGCTAGACGTGCTCCCTACTTGAATGTCTAATTGGAATGGTCCTATCAACGCCATTTTGTTATCCTCTCATGTTTCGAATCGTTTGTGAGATTCGGTGCATTCGTGATTCAATCTTCATTAGTGCATTGTTGGTTCTCTGCCACAATCCACTATTAGGAACTCCCATTTCTTTCTTGAGTCGGGAGCTTCGTCTCACAACCTTTTCCATTTCCTTGAGCTGCTTGTTAATTTCGGAGATTACATTACCAATCTTCATTCGTGGCGTCTGAGTCTCGTCATTGCGCCATGCGTAGTATGGATCACCACCTTCAGTATATATTCCAGCTTCAGGATGTTTTCCAGTTGCCTTCTTAATTTTATTCGTCCAGTATTTAATTCTCTTATCCTTATCTTTATAGTCTGAATTCCCTGACTTGACTTGGCGCCAATAATCTAGATTACTTTGCATTTCTGCAGACGACATTTTGTCCTCATTCACTTTCTTTTTCTTGCTAGACACAGGTTCCTTTGTAGAAAATGCGTATGGTGTTCCGAATCCACCAACTGCACCTGTTCCAGTCATTTCATCTATTTCTTGCTCAACTATTTCTCGAACTCTTTCCTTCAATCTTTTCAGTTTGCCAACTGGTATCGAACGACTGTTCTTAGGTTCGTCATCCCATCTGACACGTGCAAACCGGCCGGTCAATGCGCCAGGACCACCGGTGGCAGATACACCCATAAATTCTGGCTTCTCTATAACAGTTCCTTTCTGACGAGATGAACCCTTACCCTGCACACGGTCACCTTTTTTAAGGAACATAGCTTCTCTGATTCCCTTAGACTCAACAAACCCTTTCAATGTTTGAACAAGTTCTCGTGCACCTCTTCCTCTCTCCCTAACCTCTTCCCACGCCAACGTCCATTGTCCATTATCAAAAACATCTACATCTGTTCTCTTGTCTCTGGAAACCCACTCATCTACATCTTCATGACTTAGCCGAATAGTAAATTTCAATCTCTGTAGAATGCGAGCAATATCTTTTGGAGTTATCATTAGTCACCCTGCACACGGTCTATTTCCTTGACGATTTCGTAACCAATCATTAATGCAGTGACCTGATTATCCCGAACCGTATTGCCCTTCTTAATAGTGTCTAATTGGTTCATCACCTCTTCAAGTTTGATGCGAACAACCTTATCATCAATAGCTCGGATGCGTGCTCCGATTTCCTTCTTTATTCTCGGAACTTCTTCATTCATATATTCTCGTAATGAGTTGGTGTTGGATATATTATTGATATATTCTCTAAGAAGAATCTTCTGGTGTGTATCCAACCCCTGATACTTGTCGTTGAACATATCAACGAGAATTCTATAAGTCAATAGTCGTAAATCCTCTTGCTCTGCTTTAAATGTCTCAATCAAAGTAGCAGACGCATGTTGCTTTCCGTCAGCGACAATCATATGTTCGACAATAGTAAATCGAGACTTTGCTACATCACCAACGTCTGAGGGTGTTACGCCTGAAGCAAAGGTCTTGTAGATAGACGCGTATACTTTATAATTCGGAATTTTTGATTGCAAAAACTCTTTGAGAGGATATTCGTCTTTGATAGCACGTACCAAAAGATACTTGGACTCGTTCAATTTAGCAGTCCCCAACTTTCTGCGTTGTTCAAGTACAAGGTCAATTAACTTTAATGCTTTAGGCTCAGACAGATTAGTTGCTTCGAGCAATACTCTATACAACTGTAATTCTTTACCTAATTCAGACGATGGCCTAAAAAACTCTCTAATTAAGCTCAGCGCTGGCGAATTCTCACGGTCGTTCAATGTATCGGCAGTGACTTGTCGAGCTAACAACTCGAATAGGATACCAGTATTCTTATATTTCGAGTGAGTTACTCTCGGTGTTTTCATAGATGACTCCATTTTGGCATACCGGCTAATTTGATAAGTCTTTACCGTATTATTACATGCCTACTAATATGTATAAACCAAATCTACAATACCTTAGTTTTCCTCTTCAACGAAGGTTGCTTCTAGCGCTTCCTCTTCCATATAGCTTGGGGATTCGTCGTCGGACTTGCCTTCGGCCAACATTTTTGCTTCCTCTGTTCCGAATTTCGCCGCAAGAGTTTTCACGAAATACTTAAAGTCTAAACTCTCTCTAGAGAACGCTTTTCTTGTTTTGAGCCTCGGACTTTCAGGATCACGATGAAGTGCCTTTCGGTTTTCCTTGGCTCCAAACGGATCTCGGCCCAATGGATGTTTGTCAGAACCCAACCTTGGAACTTCTCTTGGTCTGCCTACGGCACCTTCTTCTGCAGAGGGCAAACCTTCCAAGTTTGCTCCACCAGGTTGGGCCCCACCGCCCATTGATTCACCTCCAGGAGTTCCCGTTCCACCTTGTGCTGCTGGATCTTCGCCCTGCTCTATTGCCAACAATCGGAAGAGACGTTTCTTGTCCTTAACGACTGTTACCCTCTGCTCCTCTACTTCATCCTCACTCATACCTAAAATCTTATCGTAAATCCAATCACTGCCAATGAGATTGGTCGCCGCCATCTCAGCTGCTAGTCTAACTCTTTCCGACCATAATTGGATTTTCTCTTGCTCATAAATCGTAGATGGGTTGGTTAGGTTCAAACTGAAATCTACTAACCGTTCGTCCTGGAATCCTTGCGCGTATAGATGAACAACAGCAATTTTGGTCAGTTCAGAAATTACAATTCTCTGAATTCGTTCAATCGTCCTAGCGAACCGAACATCTTCTGCTGCCAAAGTTGCCTTGCCACTAATATTCTCTTCATATCCAAGGAATGAACGAGGAACCTTCAGCGCACCAATCATTTTGTTACGAAGATATTCAACATCTTCGGTTGCGTTAAAAGTTAATCCATTCAAATTTTCGATTTGAGTTCCACCATCTCCGCCTCGTACTGGCAGATAAAAGTCCTCAATGACATTCATCAAGTTGAATTTAAGATTGTAGTCGCCAGTTTGAGGATCAATGAGCGGAGTCTTTTGTACCTTCTTAATGAGGCGTTCCATATAAACGTCTACTTCATCAGGTGGAAGATTACCAATATCCACTCTAAAAATTCTTCGGTCTGGCGCTCTAACTAGTCTATGAACTAGCATAGCATCTTCCATTAACTGTAGCTGCTTCCACGTTCGGCGGGCAGGTTCAATCATTGCCTTACCGTATGGGAGGAAGTTACTGTCTGCTAACAGACGGAAATGGGCGATTTCGTAGTTTTCGAATCGGTCCCTTGGAGTTTGGACGCCGAGTGTCTGGAAATAGACCTCGTATGGGTTGGCTGGGTTTTCTCCCTCTACACGAATAGTATCGTATACACTAAGCGGAAGAACATTGACGATACCATACTTCTCTGTAATCTCTAAGAACAGGAAGAAGTCGCCGTATTTACACATATTACGAAGCCACGGCCATAGATTGAACTCAATGTTCAAAATATCATAGAACAAGTTGTGCAAGATTTCTCGAACCTGCTCATCAGGAGCCTCAATAACAAGCGACTCACCTTCCTCAGACTTAACCGTTGATTCATCTGCATAAATGTCAAGTGCTGACGCAATGATGGCGTCGTTATCCATAATATCATAGTCACGGAATAGCTGGAGTCTTGCTCCTTGGTATGCCAGCCCGTGCTCAGTTCTATTTGCAGTGTGTGGTCCAAAGTGTTGATAATGGATACGATTGTATCTGTCATACAGCGTTCTACTAGTGAACGCTTGCATGCGACTGGTATCCATAACCTTAAGTTTGGATCCACCAACATTCCGCACAATGACACTTGTGCTGAATAATCTTTTTAATCTCTTATATAGGTTTTTAGACTTAGGCATATATCCCTCTTCTTATCTTATTGTAACCCTTGCGGAAGTAATTTTACTAACTTAATCATCTCACCTAACTTTCTAATGTGAGACCCTTCAAAATCATGTGCTGCTTGAACGAGCACCTTTATTGGAAGTTGAACCCTAATAACTCTCATTAAATGCTTCGGATCTTTTTCCATTATGGCCAACCATCTGTGGTGACCATCCAAAATTTGATTGTCTTGCGAAACAATGAGAACATCGTTTTTGATTTGATCAAATTTCTGAACCATTCCCCGAACCTTTTCCTTATCAACTGCTTTCTGAATCGGTTTCAGAGCTTTTGCTGGCAACTTTGCAGCGGTGACTGCAACGTCCGAAGTCATCCCCACATTATAATCATTTCTTCCATCTGGAAGGCTGAGCGTTTGCACATATCTAATGAACTCAGGTATTTCTTCTTTGGGTATTTGTGGCAACTTATGCCGTGCAACACCATTAGAAATTTCTACAGAAGGCATTATCCCACCGTCAATGTGACATCATAGCTGCTGAGTGGTTCTTCAACAGATCCTGCTCCAGCAGCTACCATTCTTCCATATAATACATCCTCTTTGTCACGGTTGTTTACAAACTTAATTGTAAACTCAAATGTTTTGCGAACTGGAACTGATACGCTCGAGCCATCCTGTCGTGTAACTCTTTCTTCATCATACCAAGTTTTTCCCGGCGTCCAATCTAAACGAAGGAAATCAAATCTCTTAAAGATGTCCTGAACTGGCTGCCAATATTCATCACTAAACTTTCCTCTAGTAAATGTGCCGACTTTACCATGCACCCAATTGGCCGCATTGCGTTTGCTCTTTCCGTCCAATGGATTGTCAAATGTGTTGGCTTCGAAAAGTAGAACTTGTTTTAGATTAATCATTGTATGTCTCGTAATAAATAGGTTATCCAAGTAACCAACGAATATCTTCTACATCATTTGGACGATTTGGCCCACCAACAGGCATCTTGTAAGGGTCTCCAACCGGCGATTGTGGCGTGTACACGTCTTGATATTCTGTTCTGTGTGCGAAATTATCCAAAGCCGCTTTAGTAAGTGAGTCACTACGCTTTCTCAATTTGAGAGCAGTGTCCCTTACCCACAATCCAATAGCGAGCGCCATAGTCAAATCGTCATTGTATCCTTCCATAGCTTCTGGCCGGCTTCCCTTCCAAACGAAAACCTCTAGTTCTTCATAGGTGCGTTGGGAATGAATAGTGACTGCGTGGTCTCTCATATATTCATCTAATTTGGAAATGATAAGCGGCCTCGTCCTAATGGACGTAGTGAAACCAGGTACTTTCTTTCTCTCGAAAAATTTACGTTTTGTTGTTTTCTGCTTTGCATGGGTCGGATCCATAAATTTCCAATCTTCTTCCATGTAGAAAAGATTCTTGTAACCACGATCAATAACCTCTTGTAAAACTGACCATCCTATAGTGGAATTCTCAATCACTAACAACGCATCATTATATTCGGTTGCAATTGCTACAAGCATTTGTCCAAATTCTTTTGTGCCAAGCAATCCCTTGTATTCCGCTACTTGCGTGACAGATTCCAAATCTATTACATGGAAAGCAGATTTATCATTCGAATCGCCGCGCGCTACATCAGCTACTATCATAAAGGAACGGCCAGCCATCGGATATTCCCAAACCCATATATTCTTATCAAATCCTCGTTTTTCAACAGGGGCTTTTTCGAAAGTCTGTCTGTAAAACTGAATCAAGTCACCATTGATTACGGTATTACCAGATGCAATAAAGTCCGCATCATGCTCTTGTCGTGCTGCCATTTCGCCTTGGTCTTTAGTCTGCTCGTCTCTCCAATCCTGCTCTCTCTCAGGGTGAACTGACCAATCCAAGAAAATCGGATAAAAGTTATTATTCCCGAGCGACGATTCTACCCATGTCTTATGGAAGAAATTACCCATGCCGTTAGGTGTGCTAAGAATAATTCCCTTTCCACCTGTAGACAACGTAGAATATGCAGACTTCCAAATTTCCTCGGCTCCGTCGATGAATGCACCCTCATCAAGAATGAGTAAAGATAGTGCTTCGGAACGTCCTGCATCTGGGCTACTTGCAATAGCTTTGATTTGAGAACCGTTAAAAAACGACAAAGATAGTTTGTTATCTTCGGTGCAGTTACCACGTAGCCACACTGGAAGATTTTGATGCATGACACGAACCTTCGTTACTAGGTTCTTTGCCGTGTCCTGTTTCGTTGCAATAACCAGAATGTTTTGGTCATTGTGAAATAACATTAACCAAAGTGAATACCCCGCTACCAGTGTTGACAAGCCAATCTGACGAGCTTTCAACACAATGTTGAACCTATTATCTAAAAATTTACCCAGCGTTTCCTCTTGAAAGTCATATAGATTGAATGGAATTTTTCCCCGAATCGGGTGCTGAATTATACAATACTTCTTTAAGAAGTGCGCAGAGTCGAGAGCACACCTCTTATATTCCTTCTTAATGATGTCTCTTAACTGTGTAGCTTGAGACTGAGCCATTAATTTCCTCCAGCCAATGAATTATTAGCTACTGTATATAATACTACACCTACAATTGTTCCCACAATGAACGACGTTTGTCTAGATGGAAGAGGAATAATTCCGAATAGCTTCTCTTTTGGTGGGCCCTTCGGAATGTTAATTACAATCCGTTGTAGTGAGTCCGCTCGCGCCTGTTGAAGATTGAATCCTGTTTCCCATGCCATAATTGTCGTCAGTCGGGCGGAATCACGCTTCTCAAAGTCTTTAACCTGCTGTCGGAACTCAACAATTTGCTGTGTCAGCAACGAATTTTCCTTCCTCAAACTGAAAGTCAAGCGAATCCATGGTGCTGCTACAGGATGTTCCTCCCTAACCACCGTCTCTTCATCCCTTCCTTGCGTCAATGCGACAAAAGTAGAATCGTTTGCAACTTCAATTTCCTCTGTGCGTGCCTCAAGCTCGGTAATTCGCTCACCTCGCTCTTGAACTTCAATTGTTAGTCGGTCTGCCCGTTCGTTCGCAGAATCTGCTACAGCAACTGCAACATTAGCCAACTGCTGTAGACTGTCGGCCAACTTCACTGTTACCGCTGCTTCCTCTCTAAACTCCGCAAAGTCTGTTCTCCATTTATCTAACTTGCTTTCACTGGTAAAGGAATGATATAGGCTCATTGCCAGAAAACCAGCTAGCACTACAAGAACTATCTTTGCCGTTTGATTAAAGTTTTTCCAAATCTGCGTCGTTTTGCTCATCCACTAATTCCTGTAATCTACCTTCAAGACGGTCAATTTCTTCTTGAAGATCTTTTTTTACTTGGTTTATATCTACGTTCCATTCCTCAAATCTTCCATCTTGAAAATGGATTTGTGGTTTGGAAACTGTCCTCTGTACGTCCTTGAGTTCAACAATTGTATCTTTGACTTTTGCAATTACGTTTGCATACAAGACTTTGCGTTGGTATGTTTGCCATGTGCCGTTTGCGCGCATTTCGGTTTCTTCTACAATCACACAGTTGTAACATTTACCTTTCTTGTTGTAGAACTTAGTATCAAGTCTGGTATTCATTATCTTTTCACAGTTCGGGCACCACCACGGCGTCTTAGCATCCTGTAGTTTAGAGATACTTTGATTGACACCATTCTTTCTTTCCCACAACTTCCCATCCACTTCCCACTTATCTCCTTCCTTGCGTTCTATCTTCTCAGAGACATACATGCTGACTTTTAGAGCTTGATCCGTTTTGAGAACCGTACCCATTCTTTCACGAACGCCCCGAATCGCATTCATGCCCTCTTCAACTTCTAATGTTTTGCGCGCAGGAATTGCGTCTTCGATCTTCTGGTCAGGGCTATTCCAGGGCTCAAATTGATTCATCTTTATTCCTTTATCCTTATGAAATTACATCCAAGATATTCTGAGATTACTTTTTGTCTTTGAATATCTTTTACCCTAAGTTTACCGCTCCTATAATGATTCCGTTCATCATATTCGATGACAACATTTTTTTCTCTGTCATATCCATCCACCCAATAGCCTAATTCTTTGATATGATATTCACCGCCATTTTCTGCGTGTTGGAAGTTGAATCCATGTTTCTTGCCGTATTCTTCTATTGATCTGCATGCTTTAGGATTGTATGACGGAACGTAACCATTTCTTTTCAATCGTTTAACAGCAGAAATACGCATTTTACATATAGTTTCTGCGGAGTGTTTCCTTCTTTTTCTGTTACTACTACACATTTTGCGACGCGCTTCTATTGTATGCTTCCGACCAAACATAGGATTGTCATTTCCTTTAGTTTTTGTATGGCCTTTTTCGAAACAACCAGCGGTTAGTCCTGTGTGAGAACATGACCGGCATTTAAGATTTTTAATCTGTGCTCGGCGAAGCTCTTCTTTGACCGTATAAGTCTGTTCTGCTCCACATGCAGGGCAAAATTTTATATACTTCATAACCACAATCTCCTAAAATGGTGTCCCATCTAAATATACCCTACTATAACTATCATCTGGATAGAGAAGAGTCACCAAACTGAATTATCGCCCTCCGAATTTGAGAACTCCAAGGATTTGGTTAATCGGCGCGAATGTACCTGTGAATTTGAAGAGTTTGCCCTTGAACATAAACACAATTCCCTCAGTTGATACAATCTTATCTAATCCAATAGATTGTAGTTTTCGAAGTTGTGCATTGACTTTGCTCATCATAGCTACATCGGAGGTTTTGCGTAAATCAGCGACCGTCTTATCAAGTTCCTTGCGGAGAGCTTCTGCAGATCTTCCAGGAGCCACTGATAATAGTCCCCGAGCATTCATCAGAATTTCTGCCCCTAGTTCCAAGAAAATTTTCTCAAACGGTGCAATGTTCTTCTTGAACTGGCCTTGTTTTCCACCCTTATCAAAGGTGAGCGCCCAACTAAGGAACTTATGTGCTGCGGCATCTCTGGCCGTGTTCTGAGTTACGATTTCTTTCTTCATCCGCTGTATGGGAAATGAACCTAGCTCCTGGAACGCCCATCTCTTCAACAAACCCTGCCGAACAGTATTGGTCATTCGGTATTTGTTGCGCACAGCCTGTTTGTCGATAAACTCTTCCCACCAGCGTTGATGCCACATCATTACAGAATCATTATCTCGCAACCCAAATTGATTCTGTAATCTGGTTATCCTACCTATGAAATGTCCCTTCCTCATAGCAAAGTTTTTGGCTTTTGGTAGACTGACTACAACCGGGCCTCCAAAACGGAATGTGTCTTGAACGTTTTGATTGATTTGCTTAAGCATACCGGCCAACATTCGGCCTGCATCTGCCCCCACGCCGATAGCATTTCCCTTCTCGTCTACTTCAATAGTGTTGTGAAATACCAAAGTTTTGTGTCCATAAGGAATGACATTCTGAGTAGCTGGGAAAATGATTTCCATACTCATCCATTTTGAACCTTCTGCAAACACTAGATGTCTTTGTTTCACTGACAACTTTCGAATTCCATTGGATAAGTCTCCTGCAGCGAGACCAAATGCATCAGATATTTCGCCACGGCCAGCAAACATCTGTTTGACTCCATCTACAGTCATTGCGTTAGCGCCGAAGTCTTTCAAATGTCCTTTGTTTCTGGCGAAGATGATGCCCTTGTCATCTCTCCACGATACAGAAATGTTTTGACCGTCCAACTTTTCGGTTATAGGCGATTCGACATTGAGCCTACCCTCCAACCCCAACTCTACAATACTCTTGAGGTCACGAAATGTGAGGTCAAAATCATCGAATGGGTGTGCCATGTGTCCCGCTGCACCTCCCTCACTGAGTTGCACTTTTCTTCGATATTCCAGAACTGCTGTTCGATTAATCATATCTTTTCCTTCTTTCTTTGTAGACTTTAATATTCTGAATGTGGTGACTTTTCTGCCGTTGATAGTTGGCATACCATGGTCATC